AAATTTATGAAATTATGAAGAAATATGAAGATTATCTTACTGATGCACAGCAAGAAATTGCAAACTATATTTCTTCTTTATCTATGAAAGAATATCGTTTAAATAATGATACCATAGAACGATTACAAACTATATTAAATAATGCTATAGGATATTATGTAGCTGTCGATAAACATATAAACGAAATAGTTAATGATACGTCTACTACTGATGAAGAAAAAAGAGATAGGTTAGTTGATCTAATAAACTCAAATTATCCTTATAGATGGGAAGGAGTTAAACAATTAGATAGAGAAGTAGTTAGATTAAAAGATGCTTCAAAAGACGTATTTAACGCAACTATAGATTGGATATAAATTAAGGATATTATATGAATATAAGAACATTAACAGAATGTTTAGATACTAAACTAAAAACAGAAGCTTTTGAGTATGAATTTGATGATGAATTAGATTATATAATGGATGATGATTCATTATCAGATGAAGAAAAAGAACAAGCTATAAAGGATCTGTATAATAAATACAACATAGATGAAAGTTGGAGTGATGAAGATATATCTTCAATACCATTTTCAGAATTAATTAGTGGTAATTGGTTTGGTGCAAAAGAGAGTGATTATGGTGGAACTGTAGATAAGTCATTCTTTTCTAAATGGGGAGATACAGAAGATACCAAGTTTTCAGATGAAGATCCTGAATCATTAAATGAAGATTGGGATGATGATTCATTATCTGATATTGAAAGAGAACAAGCTATCAGTGATTTATATTCTAAATATAATTTGCACGAAAGTAATTCTTGTGATGGGTGGATAGCTTTTTATAATGGTAAGAAATTAGAAATACCAAAATCTGATGTAGACGGCGGTATATATGAAGCAAAACAAAAAGCTATTAAAGAGTTAAAAGTTCCTAAATCTAAGATTGGTCTTTTAAGTATAAAGCCTGCTTATAATGAATCCTTAAATGAAGGAAGAAAATCAACAAAGAAAAAATTTATAATTCGTAGAGAGCAACGTGGGTCTATATTTAATGATGACTGGCATGAAATAAGACCGCTTGAAGTAATGGCTAAAAATGCTCAAGAAGCACAGGATAAATATCGCAGGATACTAAGAAGCAGAGGTAAAACTGCTAATCAATATGAAAGACATATAGATATTAAGGAAGCTGATCCACAGAATGAATCATTAACTGAAAGTGTTGCAGGAGATATTATTTGGGAAAAAGTTAGAGATTATATTCAAGAATTAATAGAAACAGAAGTAGTAGATAATCTGGCTAGTGTTGTTTCTTCAGAAATACCTGAATATAATCCAGATTGGTGCGGTGATTCATCTTTTACAAGTCAACGCGCAGTTGAAAAGCTTGCAGAAGAATTAGCTACAGAATTAATGTTTAATCTAGAATAAATATAAAGGAAATAAATGTTAGTATATGAAAAGAAAGTAGATGGCACAAGACATCTTTATGGAAAAGTAGAAGGAACAGTTCCGGCTGTTGATGATGTTCAACTAACTTATAAAGATGCTGATGGTCAAGAATTAGAGTTAGTAGAAAAAGATACATACAAAGATAATGGTAAGGGTGGTATTTATAGAGTATCAGATAATGCTGCTGTAAATGTATTTATTGGTGATACTCAAATTATTGGTGAAGAGATTGAAGAACCCGATACTCCTTTAATTACAAGTATTACAGTAACTCCTCCGACTAAGACTACTTATAATGGTGGTGAAACTTTAGATTTAACTGGTATGGTAGTAACTGCTAATTTTGATAATGGAGATACAGAAGTATTAACTGAAGGATTTACAACATCTCCTGCTGAAGGGGCTACGTTACAAGGCGGTGAAACAGTGACAGTTACTGTTTCTTATTATGAATTAACAGATACGTTTGAAGTAACTGTTGGACAATAAGTATAATAATTAAGGTAGTATAATGCATATTGATGATTTTAGAGATGAGGTAAAGTTAAAATTAACTGGAGATATTCTTGAATCTGAATTAGATGATGATACATTAAATAAAATTATCAAAAGTGCATTAAGAGAACTTCAAAGATATATAAATCATACAAAGTTAATTACAATACCTTATAAGCCTTGTATTGATTTATCTAACGAAGAAGATACTAATAATGTAAAGATAGATGTTAATTCTGTTGTAATGGTATACAGAACAGAAGATTTAGCAGGAACAACTTCAGGAGAAGGTGATGGTGGAACTTCTGATCCTATGCAGGTAGCACAATGGCAATTATTAAGTGGTATGGGGAATATAATGTATTTCCAAGATGCTGTATACAACTATGGAGCTTGGACTACATTACAACAAATAAGGAATACTACTTCAACAGACTTAGCATTTAGATTTGATAAAGATTCAAGTAAGTTATATATTAATGTTCCTAATGGTACACCAAGCAAGATCACATTAGAGTATGTTCCGATTATACATAATGTAGATGAAATTAAATCTCCTTACTGGATAGATATGTTAGTAAGATTATCAGTAGCACTAACAAAAGTAACAGTAGGGAGAATAAGAACAAGATATACTCAAAGTAATGCTTTATGGCAAAGCGATGGTGATACTATTCTTTCAGAAGGAAAAGAAGAATTAAATAGTTTACGGGAAATGTTACTTCAGAATTCAGAATTAACATACCCAATAGATTAATAGGAGAATAATTTAATGGATAAAAATTTTATTCAGGAAGCATTTAAGCAAGTTTATCTAACAGAAGATGCTGAAGAATTTTCATTAAATGTTTCTGGTCCAGACGATACTGAATCATTCATGGATATTGTTAATTCTGATGAATACGCAGATGATGAAATGATATCTGATGTTTATGATTTAGAGGCTGAAGCAAAAGAAGACTTAAAGCAATCATATATCGGTAAAGTAATATTAGACTGTAATGTATGTCATAGTAATGTATTCGTTGATAAAGATGAGATTACTGAAAATGAAGATGGTGTTTGTTGTGAAGAATTAGAATGCCCGTATTGCATGTCTAATGAAGGTTACACTATTATAGGTGAAGTTAAACCTTATCAAGAAGCTGATGAAAATACGGACGAGATAGAAGATATTGAAGTAAATACTTCAGATGATGAACCAGTAGAAATAGAAGCTGATGAAGAACCTGAAGAAGATGAAGATTTAGAAGAAGGCCTTAAAGCAGACAAAGTAAAAGCTCTTCAAAGAAACGACAAACTTGATGGACAAAAGGGTCTTGGAAGAGGTAAAGGTTTAGAAGCATCAGATGATATTCGTGGTCCTAAGTATAAAGAACTGAATGAATGTGGTGATCCAGAAGAAATAAATGAATGTGGTGATACAGAAGAACTTAATGAAGCCAAGAAAAAAGGCACCCCTTGGGTAGTAGAGTCTGATGTAGATGGTGAAATAGCAAGAGTAAAATCAGAAAATGAAGCTAAAGAAACCATAGCGGAATTAAAGAAAGAAGATAAAAAACTGAGAAAGGGTAAGAAAGTTAAATATTCTTACAAATTTGATGAATCAGTTGATAAGAGTTTATATGATAAAGTTCAAAACACTATGAATGAAGATATAGAAGATATATCTGTTTCTACTTCTAATGAAACCACAACTATATCTACAAAAGATGATGGTGGAGTGGTAGTAGAAACTTCCCCTAAAGAAGATGAAGATTCATTTGAAGAATATACGGGTGATGAAATGATTGCACCTATAGAACCTGAAACTGAGTCAGACATATCTGATACCTTAGAAGCTGATACTGAAGATACAGAAGAAATTCCAGAAGATGAAATTCCAGAAGAGGAAACTTCAGAAGAGGAGACTCCAGAAGGTGAAGGAGAAGATGAATTCGAAGAGTTTGATGAAGAATCATTTAATGATTTAGGTGAATCTTATCTTAAAAGATGTTATGAAAATGTAACTTCTTTTGAAACTTCCAGAGTAACCTTAAATGAGAATAAAGACTTCGTGGTAGAAGGTAATATTGGTTTTGATTCAGGAAATAAGAAAGCTACTCAATTTGTATTTTCACAGAAGTCAAATAATGATGGAAAATTAAAGTTGGAAGGTTATAATAAACAAATCAGCAGAGGCAAGAAAACATTTAAACTTAATTGCTCAGTCAATAACAAAACTCTAGTATGTGAATCATTAAACTATAATTACAAAGGCAAGAATGATTTAAATGAATCTGTAAGAGTTTATGGCACTGTTAAACGGAAATAAAATTGGGAGTTTTAATGAAGTATAGAAATATATGTACTAGTGATGCTTTTAATGAGGCTTATTCACTAGAAGAAGCTAATGCGAATTTAGCTACTAGATTTTATGAGCTTACTAAAGATTGGGATCCATATGAAGTTATGCAAGATTTTTTAGAATTTGTTCCAGATAAAGTATTACAGGATTATGTAGATTGGCTTGAGGAAACAAGTTTAGATGAATCTTATAATTTAAAAAAAAGTAAAGATTAATGAAGCATTAAGAGTTACAAAAGCAAGAGATTATAATACTAAGTTCAGAACTAGTATATGTACTTTATGAAAATAATCTAACTATGTGATTTAAACTGAGGAACTAAATGGAACATCAGAAATATGGTCAATTATTAACTCCAGATATAAAAATACATAGACAATATTTTAGAGAAATGGTAAAACTCTTAGGAATAAGGGTTTTATATAGAGCTCCTAAGATTAATAAAGATTACAGTTTGTATCGGGAACTCGAGTCAGACTATGAAGATCCAATATTAATAGGTTGTATTTTTGATGAACATCCTACTCAACAAACTTTAAGAAAAATTGGTTGGGTTTCAGAATTAAATGAGAATTCTTCATTTATTCATGTAGATTATGATCTACCTGGTTTACAACAAGGAGCTTTATTTATTATACCAAGTGGTTTAGATGATGGAAAAGGTAGAGTATTTCGTGTTGTAAAAATGGTAACAGAAATAGTTTATCCATCATCTATAACTTGTGAAATAGTGCCTCAATATGAGAATGATTTTAAATCAATATCTGGAGGAAAAGATATAAAAGAATTAGTGGAATCAGAAGAGCTTAATATATTAAATAATGAAAGTATAAGGCCAATGACTTCCTATTTAGAAGATTTAGAAAAAGAATTGGCATTGAATGGAGATTAGATGTCTACATATTTATATGATGAAGCAATAGTTAAAAAATTTAAAAATTGGACTTCAACTTCCAAAACACAAATATATGGGCCTTCTGAAACTAGAAGATTATTTGAAATAATAGCAGATAAGACTACTGATTCAAAAATAAAATTACCATTTATATCTATAAATAGAGAACTTGGATATGATATTATTAATGATGGCACTACAAGACGTCCATTGTCCTATGACGGTGTAAATAGAATGTATGACCCATCCACTAAGACAATGACTATAATGAATGCCATACCTATTACTATTAGATATCAAGTTAATGTATATGCAAGGTATGCTCAAGAAGCAGATATATTAATGCGTAATTTAATATTTAATATTGTTAATTTTCCTGCTATGACAATAGATGTTCCAGCAGCAGATCAAGAACATACTGCTAGAATATCTATTGCTGATACTACTATAAGAGATACTTCTAATATTGCAGAAAGATTTATAGAAGGAAATTTAACTTGTTTAAGTATTTCTATTGAAATTAGAGATGCTTACTTATGGGATGTTAGAAAACACCGCGATGCGGAAATTGAATTAAGAATAGATGACATTTATGAGAATAAGAATTTTGAATGTCTTTCTTGTGGGTTTATATATCAAGGTTATATACCGCCTGCAGCATGTCCTATGTGTGGTGAAAATAACTGGCAAGTAAAACCCTATAGCAGAGAATTAAATTCTAATCAAGATTAATTAAATGGAGAATAAAAATTAATGGAAAGAATTATAATCAGAGAAGAAGATAATACTTCGAATGTTGAACAATTATCTTCATATGATGTTGTGTACGTTCCAGGTTTTTCTGATGATTTAAGTGACAAGAATCTTTTTAGAACACCAACACTTGTTACATCTAAGTATAAATTTGTAAGCTTATATGGTGGTAATTGTCCTACATTTGATATTCCACAGGATTGGCCTGAAGCTACAGCTACTACTGAAGGTTTTCCATCTTATGCGATTCCAAATTATTCAGACTTAGTTGTAGATAATTCACCTATAGTATTAGATTCATTTGTAGACATAGATACAGGATCTGATTTTGCAAGTTACTTTACTAGAGTAAATATTGTAGCAGGAGAAGCTCAAACAGACTTTGTACCAGTTGATAATTTAAATTATTTTATCGCTGAAAGAGCTGTTGGATCTGAAGGAAGTTATACTGTTTCTTATACAGATTTACCAAGAGATACGAATCCTGAAACAGGTGAACCGTATACATATATAGAAATGTATGGTACAGATGGTAGATATTGGAAAACATATAGCGATGAAGAAGATGAAGAAGGTACTGTAACTAAGCAAGGTTGTGTATGTGTTTCTAGTGTAGATCCGTATGAGAATCGTTGGTACGAAAATATAGGTACTACAGATGCTCCATATTATAGAGTTTCTGGTGATAGACAAATATCTTATGTAACTCCACAAGATGGTGGTGATAGAGTTATGAAAGCTTATTATGAAGCTTCAAAGAGTACTCCACCAATGTTTGATGCTGGAGATAGAGACCCAGGTTATAGATACGCATTATATTTATTATCTTTAGGTATTCCTGTTTATTATGAATGTATGAATTGTGGTTCTCATTGGGAAGAAGTTGAAGTATTATATAGTGATTTTAATACTGCAATGATCTTATATGGAGACATTCCTGAAGGTAATACTAATGATGATGAGACAGCTACAAAGGTAATAAGTCCATATAGACAAGGTTGGTATTATTACGATGGGCCAAGCAATAGTTATAAGAAAGCTGGTGAAGATGCACCTGTGTATGCTACTGCAGATGATGTATCTAGAGGTGGTACTACTACTTGGTACAAAGGTGCTGACATGAGTCTGGAAAGTATGTATACAGGCCTAAAGAAAAGATTTATGACAGATCCTACAACGCCTGATTACTCATTTGATAGTATGGGTGACTACTCTATTAAATATATGACAACAGGTGGATATCCAGTATTTGAATATGGTATGGCAACAGAAAATGCTTCCGATACAGGAGATGTTACTTCTGGTTTAGCTTTTGCTATGATGGATTTATGTCAAAAACGTGGTGATGCAATTGCTCTTATAGATCATACAGATAATCCAGATAGAACTATATATAATGAAGATGAATTATCTGTAAGTAGTGTAGCAAGAAGAGACTTTATGAATATAGATGATAAGGTTGCTTCTCATGGTGCTATGTTCACACCTTGGTATCATTGCACACATGCAACTATAGCTGGTGAAACAACTGATGCAAATAGCTCAGATTTAATGCCTGCTTCATTAGCATACCTAAGCAGTTTAGCTATACAACTTAGAAATTATAATCCATGGTTAGCAGTATCTGGTGTTACTAGAGGTAAAGTTCCATACTTTGGTGGTCTTCATACTAATTACACGTTAACTAATAATGTAGCTGACTCATATCAATATGTTCCAAGTGGAATAGCTACTGATGAAGCTCTTGTTTCAATTAACCCAATAACATACATAAGACAATATGGATATTGTATCTGGGGTAATAGAACTTTAAGAAATAATAAGTTAGGTACAAAAGCAACGTCCTTCTTAAATATTAGAAACTTAGTTTCAGATATTAAGAAAGTATTGTATGAAACTTCTCAACAGTTATTATTCGAACAGAATACGGATATACTGTGGATCAACTTTAAGTCAAAAGTAACTCCGTTGTTAGATACTATGGTTTCTAACTATATATTAAGTGATTATAAACTAACTAAATTTAATATTGATCCAGATTCAGGTGAGCCAGTACCAGCATATATGGTATTAGCTAACTTAAAGATTATGCCAATAAATTCTGTAGAAGTATTTGACTTAACAATACAGTTAGAAAATAACGAAGTAGAAGTTTCGGAAGAAGAATAATTAAGGAGAGGAAATAAATAATGCCAATTAGACCAGATCAAGGTGCTTATCATTTCTCTGCTGAGAAACAAATATACGAAATTCAAAGAGGAAATAACTTTGAAGTAGTACTTAATACTGATTTTATAAATCGGTTAACTGCTTTAGGAAGCCCAGCTACTTCATTCCCAAAAGCACAGGATTATATTAGAATTTCTGTTGCTTCTTTCTCAGTACCACATTTTTCACAAAACCCAATAGAAGTTAGAAGAGGTAATACTTCTGTAAAATATGCAGGTGTAATGTCCTTCAATTCAGGGTCACTTCAGTGCTATGATTTTATTGGTACTAGAACTAAAGATATATTAATGGCTTGGCAGGCTAGATCGGGTAATCCATTAGATCAAACAGTAGGATTACAAGCACAATATAAGACAGATTGTACTTTATTAGAGTACCCACCAGACTACAGTAGAATAGTAAGAACGTGGAAACTTGAAGGATGTTGGATATCTGAAATATCAGAACCAGAGTATTCAGCAGATTCTAATGATGCAAGAAGAATATCTGTTACTATACAGTATGATAGAGCATATCCTGTATATGATGTATGATTTATAGTGGGCTGGTTGTAACTAATCAGCCCACTAATATTAGAAAAGTATTAAAATTGAAAAATTTATTATTAGAGGATAAAAGAAGTCAGTTATTATCCAGATCTAAAACTGGAGATCCGTATGTACCTTGGAATCAGTTCCGGGGTAAGAACAGATACCAAAGAAGATTATATTCTAGATTAGCCTCATCTGTTAAAAATTTTAATTCTATTGATATGAATAAACTTTTTAAAGATGATATATTAGATGTAGACATTGATGTTAAAGGTGAAACAAATGTTTATGTCGTTAGAATTTCTTTTGGTGGTTTTCTGGATGAATTGCATAACTTCTTAAAAACACAAGAATTAAATAGAAAAATAATTGCTAAGGCTTTATCAAAGGCTTTTAATGGAGATCAGGTATATATAAACTGCACATGTCCAGATTTTAGATATAGAGGTAAATATTGGGCAACTAAGAATAATATTCTTATAGGTGCTCCTGAGACAAGACCTTCTAATATAACAAATCCAAATGATACAAAAGGTCCTGGATGTAAGCATATTACATTAGCTTTAAGTGATAGCTCTTGGCTAGTAAAAGTAAGTTCTGTTATATATAACTATATAGAATATATGAAAGAGCATGATGAAAGGCTTTATCAAAAATATATATATCCAGCTATTTATCAAAAACCGTATGAAGCAGATGAGATACAATTAGATATGACAGATATTGATAATAGAGGATTAGATATAAGATTTAGTGAGTATCAGGAATTAGTAGATGATGATATGGCTAGATATGGTAAAGTAACTAACACTACAAAAGAATTGATAGCCGATGCAGGATTATATATCGAAGAAACAGATAAAGGGCCAGTAGTATCTGGAAGTACCTTATCAAAAGCAAATAAAGCAGCTGTGGAACGTGGTAGATTTAAAAAAGATAATGAATATAGGTTTACAAAACCTAATAAGGAATTTGAAGACCAAGTAGAAATGGAATTAGATTAAAATGAAATTACAAGAATTTACAGATAGATTATATGACATGGGTGGCATAGAACAAAATGGAAAAAGAAGAATACTAACAGAAGCAAGAAATCCTGAAAATGATGAAGTAAATGCAGTTATAAGGAAGTGGGCTAATTCTAGTAGAAATAGATTATCTAAACGTGACCAAAAAATATTAGCGGATAATGGTATTTCATTAGAAGATATGACCGGTGAATATCAGAAAAAAGAATTATCAGGTCCAGGAAGGTCAACCGGAGTTTCAGGATCTTATCCTCAAGTTCTATCGAAAGAAGAAGTGAAAAGTTACCATCCAGATGCAGATTTATTAGGTGTTTTAAGCAAAGACAGAGATAGGGAAGAGGTTGAATATGATTATCCTGATTATAAGCATGGGGACCATAGAATAACCGATTCTGATAAATCACATTGGTTAACATCAGGAAAGACTAAAAAGGG